GCCAAGAAGTACACCTTCGTTCGGGGTACCCCCTACCACACCGGCGATGAGGAGGACTGGGAGGATCCCCTGGCAGAGCGGTTTGATACCCACGCCGAGGACCATGCCTGGATTGAAGAGTCCGGTGTCATCCTTGACTTCAAACACCACATCGGTTCATCCACCGTGCCCAAGGCCGTGCCCCCAAGCCTTCCTCGGGAAGTCGTGTGGAACCTGCTGTGGGCCGAACGTGAACTCCAGCCCAAGGCCAAAATCATCGTCAGAAGTCATCTCCACGAATACAGATTCGTGGGTGACGAGGATTACCTCGCCATGGTCACACCAGCCCTCCAGGGGTGGACCCGGTATGGCGCCCGTCGGATGTCTAAGACTATTAGTTATGGATTCATTGAATTTCGGATCTACGAGACAGGAGAGTATTCATGGAAGCCTCACATCTTGGTCCCAACATTTGCTGCGGCCCAGCCAAAACAACTGTGAACGGGGACAACTTTATCGACGAGGAACTCCTCAAGGAACTAAGGGCAAAGGCCTCCACACCTCAACCTCATCCTTTGGCCAAGGTGCCTTCGGCCCAACAGATCGAGATTCTCAAGGAACTGTTCCCCAAGGTCAAGCGGGAGGAACTCGCCAGGGTGTTCAACATCTCACTCACTACCTTGTTGAAGTGGTGGAGGACCTATGGTAACTGAAGGGTACTTTGGCCGGAAGAATGACCAGGGCAAACTCCGCTGGTCGCTGGTGCCGTGGGGCGGCCTCGAGGGTGTTGTCCGGGTCCTCGACTACGGTGCTAACAAGTACGCCCCTCAGTCGTGGCGTCTCGTGCCCGATGCCCGAGAGCGGTACACCGATGCACTCCTTCGCCACCAGACCGCTATCCTTCAGGGCGAACACCTCGATCCCGAAAGCGGCTTGCCCCACAGTTACCACGTTGCCTGTAATTCCCTGTTCCTAGCGGAGTTAGATGCCCTAGAAATGAAAAGACCCCAGTTCCAAACGGAACCAGGGCCTAATCGGGACTGGTGAGTGATGACCGTAGCCAGCACCGTGTCCACCAGCACTGCTCGTGGGGGTCCAACGACAAGGATCATACTACCACAACTGGTCTCCGAACACAACACCCGAAGAGGGGTTTATGTTGAAAATGTACAAAACTACTCGACAAAACCACTTAACGGGCGTATGGTAGTAGGGGAGGTACACCGTGGCTGACGACAAAATGTCCCCTTTCGAAATCCACCGCGAGGCTCTCGAGGAACTGGCTGTCTCAACCCTCCTCGAGCTGATGGGCGACGGATCTGTAGACCCCAAAGTTCGCAAGGAGTGTGCCGACTCAGCCCTCAAAGCTGTTGGAAGAGACGCTCCTCCGAAGGCACCCACTGGCCCGGCCATCACCTTCAACTTTGGCACGGGGCTCAAGTCAGCCCTTGGTGGCCTCGACACCTTCCAAGCACTCCTCGCCCGACCCGTTGACGGCACCACGGAGATCACCGAATGACCTCTGGCGCAGCGAAGCCCGTTTTGGGGGTCCAACGACAGTTAGTGTGGCCCGGGATACAGATAGCGAGGCACCCGTTGGCACCGATGTACAATGGACCGGAGAAACCACAGGACTTGTTGCAGGAAGCGTTGACGGCAATGACCGGTGGTGGTGGTTTGAGGACGACGGAGTCGGTGAGGCAACTCCTGCGACAGACAGGACTTGTGAGCTTATGGTTTTACTTGAAGTTTATAGCGGGGTACGCTGGGCCGTACGACAAGCTGAATGATGGGATGCACGTTGATATGTGCAACTTTAGGCAGAGGGTGGCTACGACACCGGGTATCAAGGCGGCTATGTTTTATCCGAGGTCCGGGTTCAAGACAACCGTGGGGAGCCACGGGGCCAATGGATGGGAGTTGCTGAGGGACCCGAACTTGAGGATTGGATGTACGTCAGAGATTGCCGACAGAGCACAGAGCTTTGTGGATACGACGATAGCGACGTTCAAATCCAACGAACTACACCAGTGGCTGTATCCGGAATGGAAGAAGGCCAACCGAGACGATACGGAGTTGGTGTTAGCGAATAGGACCAAGCGGTATGTGGAGCCCAACCTAAAGGCCATTACGGCTGGCGGTTCGACGCAGGGTATCCATGTGGATCTGTTCGATGCGGACGATATCGTCGGAGAAAATATGCTGAATGCGGATAGAGCTTCGACGGCGGATATGGTCCGGATGGGCAACTGGCTGCACTCGAACATGAGGACGCTGGTTGTGTCGTGGAAAGAGAGCCGTGTCTTGGTTATTGGGACAAGATATGCAATAGACGACCCATATGAGAGGATTATGGTGTCTTCTAAGGAACATTTGGGCTATTGGGACGACGAGGACTACGACATCGATCCGAATGGCGAGTGGGTGACACAGTATTGGCCGGCAATGGTGAACGGGGAAAGTATTTGGCCTGAGGTGTATGATGAGGCGGCACTGGCCAAGATGGTGGAAGAAAACCCGTGGCTGTACTACACACAGTACATGAATTCGACTAGACCGTCGAAACCAGGAGACTTCGGGCAGTACACACCCGGGAAGGTATCCATGGTGTTCGAGGGGGACGAGTTTTGGGTGCTGTTCCCGGATGGAACCAGGAGGCCACTGTCAACGGCGGACTTGGTGAGTGCGGGAGACCCCGCGGCCAGTACACATAGAGCCGGGCAGAGGACGTCCAAGTCAGCTACCACGGTAGTGGCTCGGTGGAAGGATGATGTGGTGGCCATACTCGAGTTGAACAAGGGGTACGTCGAGCCGACAAGGTTCTTTGATTGGTTGTATGATTACAAGGCGAAGTACGGTGTAGGGTTGAGGAGTCCGTATGTCGAGGCCCAGGCCGGGTTTAAGTCGTTCATACCGATCGCGAGGCAGGAAGCATTGCGTCGGGGAAAGGAATTGAATGTGATTGGAGTTCCGGCTCTGGGTGACAAGGAGACCACGATAAGGAACATTATACAGCCGTTCCTGGCCAGGGGTAAGTTGTACGTGAGGGACGCTGTGTGGCGTGAGGTTATGGAAGAGTTGAGAGTGTTCCCATCGGTGAAGATGGACGGGTTGGATGCGATTAAGATAGCGATATTCAAGAGCCACAGGCCGGATATAGAACCAGATGGCTCCGATGAAGACGATGAGGATGACGAGGTTGTAGAGAGACGGAGGAAGGTGAATAGTCTTTCAGGGTACTAAGGAGGTGTGACGTGGCAAAAGTAAGAGTAGGAGAGGTCCAGGACTTGAGTCCCGAGGCCGTTATGGGTGAGGCGGGAGCGGAAGGTGGAGTTACCCCGAGCGATCTGCCATCCGAGGTGCCGAATGTATTCGGTGGGGAAGAGACTGCCAAGGAGTTCCTGGAGTATATCTGCTCGGAGATAATCGATGTGAGGGACGGGGCCGACAGGAAGGACCTTGAGGAACGGTGGAATCGGTGGAGAAGGATGAGGGAAGCAATTCCTGAGACCGAACAGCGGGATACTCCGTGGATTCAAGCCGCGAATGTTGAGCCTCCATTGATGATGCAGAAGGTGCACACGATTTTTGCAAAGTTGATCGCGGCGTTTAGCGTAAAGAAGCCACCGGTCCAGGTTGAGGCTCTCAACGAGAATGAAAGGGACATCGCGGATAGCTTGGAGAGGTTTTTCAAAGGGCTAGCCGACAATAGGTATAGCCTGGATGTCAAGAGGAGGTTCAAGCAAATTGCATACGACCTGGTTTCCCTTGGGACTGTTCCGGTTAAGGTTCCGTTCAAGTCGGAACGCTGGGCGTTTAAGCGCACGGATGCAACGGGCACTGAACAGGTGACGTATGTCAGGAAGGAAGGACCGGATATCGTGCCGATCCAGCTGGAGGATTTCTTCACCAGACCGTACTGGAAGGATGTCCAGAGAGCGCCGTGGGTAGCCGTCAGGTACAGGTACTTCTACCACGAACTGAAACAGATGGAAAGCCAGATGGTCCTCGAGAATGTGGACAAGATCCTGGGTGAAGCTGTCACGGAGTACAACGACAACCTGGAAGAGGCCTTTGACAGGGCCGGTATCTCGACAGGTTCCTTGGGGCAGACTCAGGCCAACCAGGAGTTCGAGATATATGAAGCCCATGTCTATTGGGATGTGGACGGCGATGGGATTCCTGAGGACGTCATAGTCTGGATCGAACCGGACTCGATGACGTTGCTGAGGGCGCAGTTCAACCCGCTGTCGGTGCGGGACATCGAGGTGTTTACATATTTGGAGAACCCCAACACCCTGTACGGAATCGGCGTGTGTCAGATGACCGAGGGCCCTCAGTCGGAGGTCACGGCGTTGCACCGGATGCGGTTGGACGGAACACAGTTGGCCATGCTGAAGATGTTCCTGGTCAAGCGAGGTGCCGGTATCGGTCCGAAGGAGACCTTCGAACCGTTCAAGATGCTCTTCGTGGATGATCCCACGGCTGACTTCAGGCCGATTGAGTTCCTGGACATCAGTCAGGGAGCGATTATCGGGGAGCAGATGGCCCAGGAGTACGCTGATCGGGTCACTGGGGCCAATGACTACATGGCCGGATTCAACGACAAGACTGTGGGGTCCAACGCGACGGTAGGTGGAACCACGTTCCTGGCTGGCCAGGCCAACTCGATTCTCAACTCTCTCCTCGAGAATACCGAGCAGTCGATGTCGGTGGTGTATATGCTGGCGTTGTACCAGATGATTGCGAACAAGGACCTGGTGAAGCTGGACTGGATGGACCTGGGTGACGCTGCGAACATACAGCAGGTC